ATATTACTATATGGTATCAGTAAGCGATACTAAATCTAACTTATATGGTGAGGGAAAAGATAAAGTATACAACCAACCTATAAAAGTACCATGTTTAATCGAAAGAAACCAATCAGCACAAATATCAGATGACTATGGTCAATCTTATAGTCGTGAGGTACAGTTTAGATTTCTTAGACAAAGTTTAGTAGATAGAGAATTAGTACCAAGTGTTGGTGACATCATCCAATGGAATGATGAATATCATTTAATTGATGCATCATACTCATATCAATATTTTGCCGGAAAAAACCCAAAGACTTGGGATGGTGGTGATGACCAAGGGTTGAATGTATCTATTATATGTGATGCACACGTTTCAAGACAAACAAGTATTAAATTAGTTGATACACGATTTGGTAATTCAAATCAAAATGATAACAAAGTACCAATAGGACTATAACATGGCAACTAAATACAGAAATACAGATAATTCAAAACCTCAGATTATACAAACACAATCATCTACGGCTGTTGACCCACAACTTAATAAAGCAAAACAACTTCGTAGAGATAAAGACAAAGTAAAAAATGTTAATGTTGGTATATATGATATTGATTCTGCATTTAAAACGTTTTTAGAAAAAGATGTTAAACCTACTGTAGAAGATGATGGTAGATTTTTACCAATACCAGTAATGTATGCTTCTCCTGAAAAATGGGCAAGTGCACAACGTGATGGGTTTATGAGAGATGACAATGGGATGTTACAAACACCTGTTATTATGTTTAAAAGAAATAACTTGTCAGTTAATACAGAACTTTCAAAATTAAAAGTAGCTCAAAACGAAGATGCTCATCAGATGTTTGAACGAACATATACTAATGTTAATCGATATGATGCATTTTCAATATTAACAGATGAGACACCTAAAAAAGAGTTTTTATCAGTAGAAAGACCTGATTATGTTAATTTAGAATATGAAGTAGTTGTTTGGACTGATTATATGGAGCAAGTTAATAAGGTAGTAGAGCAAATAGTTTATTTCCAAGGACGTTCATTTGGTGAGAGATATAAATTTGTTGTGAAGGGTGAATCATATGGATTTGAAACAATATCAGAAATGGGTCAAGACCGAATTACAAGAGCAAATATAAGTTTAACTGTTAAAGCTTACATAGTACCAGAATATGCTGCTGTTTCCAACAATACTAAACGACATATTTCAATTGGTAAAGTATCTTTTGGAGAAGTACCATCACTTTCAGGTAATTCAAATGCTAAAAAACGTGGTAATGAATAATATTTACATATTTATATACACAAACAAACAAAAGATGTTATGGAAGAGAAAATAGTAAAAGAATTTACAAACGAAGAACAAAAACGTATTTATGACATTCAAGCAAAAGTTTTGACTGTTACAAGTAGGTTAGGGGAAATCGAAATTGATATACAAAGGCTAGAACAAACATTCGGACAATTAAAGGACGAAAAGAAAACTTTGTTAGGCAATTATGATAACTTAAGAACTGAAGAAACAGAATTAGGAAAAGGTTTAAGGGAAAAATATGGTGAGGGAACTTACAATATTGAAAAAAATACCTTTACTCCAAGTAAATAAATATTCGTTTTCAAATTTTTTAAGGTATTTATATAAAGGTAAACCCAAAGATTAATTATTAGGAGAAAATAATGGCTGAAAGAATTGTTAGTCCAGGTGTATTCACAAGAGAGAAAGATTTATCATTTTTACCAGTAGGTATTGGTGAAATAGGTGCTGCTCTTATAGGACAAACCATAAAAGGCCCTGCATTCGTACCAACGAAAGTAGAGTCATTTCAAGAATTCCAACAAACGTTTGGAGGCTTAACTGAAGATTCATATCTTCCTTATACTGCGCAAGCATACTTAGAAGATGCAGGAAATGCAACTATCGTAAGAGTATTAGGACAGAGTGGATATGTAGTTGAACCACTTGTATTAGAAATATCCAGCTCAGCTGGAAGACAAGTTGCGGCTGTATTCCATCCGACAACTACATTAACATCACACAACACTGGTTCAACAGATTTATCTTTTGTAGCTAACTTGAGTGGTTCTTTAACTGATGTATCAGCATCTGATTTTAAACTTGCACTAAGTGCATCAGGACCGGTTCCTGTATTATCAGCATCTGCATATACTGTAATTGCTACAGCATCTTTAAACCCAACAAGTACAAATTACTTTACTAAAGTTCTTGGATACGCTCCTAAATCATCGGAATACCTATACACATACTTGAACTTTTCTACTTTCCAATCAGCATCTTTTGCTAAAGACGAAGTTATAGAAGTAGTTAAAGCATCAAACTTTACAACTGACTACACCAAAGCATATTCAGAGGCTTCAACTCCTTGGATTACGTCTCAAAACGTTAGTGGTGTTACTAAAAAATTAATAAAATTCCATACACTATCTCATGGTAATCCAACTAACTACGAATTTAAAGTAGGTATTAGAGATATCAAACAAGCATCTGAAGTACCAGGTTCTGAATACGGAACATTCTCTGTAATAATCAGAAGAGTAGATACGGGTAAAATACCTAATTCTGTTTTTGGGGCAACTGTACAAGATTCTGATGTTAGACCTAATATAGTTGAAGAATTTAGTGGTGTTAACTTAGACCCTAATTCTCCTAATTATATTAAGAGAGTAATTGGTGACAAATACATAACTGTTGATGCAAATGGTAAAGTTACTTCAAATGGTGACTACGCTAACGCTTCAGTTCATATTAGAGTAGAAGTTGATTCTGATGTAGATAATCAAGCACTTGATTCAACATTAGTACCTTTCGGATTTAAAGCTCTAAGGTCTCCAGTACATAGTGGGTATGATTTACCACACCCAACATACGAAGTATCACAATCTATTGGTGGTGAATATAACAAGAGAGCATTCTTAGGATACTCATTTGATTTCACAAACACAGATAATTTAAACTTCTTAAATCCAATTCCAGATTCTTCTCTTGAATCAGTAGGTGTTGATTTTATGTTGTCTAATTGTGTAACTGGTATTGTAGGGTCAGAAACTGCTATATCTTTAAACTCAATTATTGACGCTAAGAAATTTATGATACCATTCCAAGGTGGATTTGATGGATTCGCTCCAAACCGATTAGTTTACAAAGGGGCTGATATTGTCGCTGGAAACTCACAAGGTTTAGACTTATCATCTGCTACGGCTGATGGAACAATTGCTTATAGAAAAGCTATCGCAGCTGTATCTAATCCTGATGAATACGATATGAATATGTTAGTAACACCAGGTGTTATCAACAGATATCACTCATCAGTAAGTACATTTGCTAAAGATATGTGTGAAGATAGACAAGACGCATTCTACGTTATGGACGCTGGTGCATATCAAGATTCTATTGCTACTGTTGTTAACTCATTAACGGCTTTCGATTCTAACTACGTTGGTACTTATCACCCATGGGTAAAAATCCTTGATACTGATAAGAACAAACCAATCTGGGTACCGCCAAGTGTTGTAATACCAGGTGTAATTGCATTTAACGATTCAGTTGCTGAACCATGGTTCGCACCTGCAGGTTTAAACAGAGGTGGATTACCAAACGTAATAGAAGTTAAAACAAGATTAACTCACACAGAAAGAGATACTCTTTACGAAAACAGAATTAACCCAATCGCTACATTCCCTGGACAAGGTGCTACTGTATTTGGTCAGAAGACACTTCAAGCTAAACCATCAGCACTTGACAGAATCAATGTAAGAAGATTATTAATCGCTTTAAAGAAATTTATCGCTTCATCTTCAAGATATTTAATATTCGAAAATAATACGGCTGCTACAAGAAACAGATTCTTGGCAATAGTTAACCCATACTTAGAATCAGTACAACAAAGACAAGGTTTGTACGCATTTAGAGTAATCATGGATGAAACTAACAATACACCAGACGTTATCGATAGAAATATACTAAAAGGTGAAATTTTTATTCAACCAGCTAAAACTGCTGAATTCATAGTACTTGATTTCAATGTACTTCCGACCGGCGCAGCTTTTCCTGAAGGATAAAATTTAAAACAAGACTATTTATTAGTAAGAAGAAACAATAGGAGAATTAAATGGCACAATTATTAGACCCAACAGAAATTATGTTCACGAATTTTGAACCTAAAATGTCAAACAGGTTCATTATGTATATCGAGGGAATACCTGCGTACTTAGTGAAAACAGCTGCTAGGCCAGAAATTCAAAATGGTAAAGTTACCATCGACCACATCAATGTTAGAAGATATGTGAAAGGTCGTTCTGAATGGCAAGACCTCGCAATCACTTTATATGACCCAGTAGTACCATCTGCTGCACAAGCAACAATGGAATGGGTAAGATTACATCACGAATCTGTAACAGGTAGAGATGGTTACTCTGATTTCTACAAAAAAGATATCACATTCAATAGTTTGGGTCCTGTTGGTGATAAAGTAGAAGAGTGGACGTTAAAGGGAGCTTATATACAATCAGCTAACTTTTCAGATATGGACTATGCTGGTGAAGACCTTGCAACGGTTGAATTAACACTTACATACGATTACGCAATACTTCAATTCTAATTGAATAAAATACAAATTGATAAAAACCTCCAAGAAATTGGGGGTTTTTTTGTATTAATTAATTGCGAATCACATATATATTACTATATGAAAGGTTAAAAAGGCATATTTTGCCTAATTTTATATAAATCTAAATAAAAAGAACATACGTTATGAGTAATGAGTTACAAGACGAATATCAAGGTAATGAAAAAGACCTGATAGAGAAGTTAAAAAAAGAACACGAAGTTAAACAACTTAGTGATTACAAATTCCCTACTGAAATTATAGACTTACCATCTAAAGGATTAATTTACTCTGAAGACAATCCGTTGTCTTCGGGACAAATCGAGATGAAGTATATGACAGCAAAAGAGGAAGATATCCTAACCACACAATCATACATTAAAGATGGTACAGTCTTAGATAGACTATTTCAGTCATTAATAATTGGTAATGGTAAAGGTGACGTGATTAAATATGTAGATTTAGTTACAGGTGACAAGAACGCTATTATGATTGCAGCTAGAATCTTAGGATATGGTAAAGATTATGTAGTAGAAATCGATGACCCTTATAGTGATAACAAACAAAAGGAAACAATTGATTTAACACAATTTGAAAATAATGATTATGATGGTTCTAACCAAATAGAATTACATAAAAATGAATTTGAATACACGTTACCAAGGTCAGAACGAAAAATTACGTTCCAAGCAATGACAGAGTCCAAAGAACGAAAAGTAAAACACCAAACCGAAGAGATTAAGAAAGCAAATCGTAAGTTAAAGGATGTCACATCACGACAATTAACAACTCGATTGAAAAACATGATACTTTCAGTAGATGGTGAAGTAGAACAAAAAGTAATAAACAATTTCGTGGATAACGAATTATTTGCAGTAGATTCAAAGTCACTCCGAGCACATATTTCAAAAGTAGTTCCAGATATTGATTTAACATATGAATTCGTATCGGAAGAGACTGGAGAAGGGAGAGATATGTCGTTACCTATGGGTATCGGGTTTTTTTGGCCTGAGGTCTGATTATAGGAAACACTTACACTCTCAAATATTTGACTTGATTTATCATGGTAATGGTGGATTCTCACATACTGACGTTTACAATATGCCAGTATGGGCTAGAAGCTTCTATATTCAGAAGATTATAGAGTTTAAAGAGGAAGAAAAGTCACAACATGACAAGGAAATGAAGAAAGCTAAGGCAAAAAGTAGAACAAGATAGTAAAGACCCAGCGTAATTGTTGGGTTTTTACATATTTATACTATATGAACAAAAGGGATTTGTATGAAAACAATTAAAAAATCTAAACTAAAAGAATTATTTACTAAGTTAGATATTTCTGAAGGTATATTTGATTTATTCGTTAGTAAAAAGAATAAGTTAAAAAAATCACTTGAGAATGACTTAAATAATATCAAGAATAAGATTGAAAAAACAATCAACGGAGCTCCAACACAAAAGGAAAAAGACCAACTTCGTAGATTAGCTAATGCTTTTGATAAAGCATATAGTACTGGTAAATAAATAAGGTTAGTCAATGGCATCTGATGATATCCAAAAAAGAAAAGAACTCTTAGCAGGAGAACGTGACTTAATGAATGAAATCGTTAAGTCCGCACAAACCTATAAGTTTGTTTCTAATCAAGCTAAGGATATAAAAGAAGACCTATTAAAAAACCTTGCCGAAGAAAAAGATTTAACGTCCAAAATAAACGATATTAACACAACTATTGATGAGCTCTTAAAAGAGCAACTTGATAAAGGTGAAGATATCAATCAACATTATATAGACCAATTAGATAATGTTAGAACTATCCTTGAACAAAAACAAAAACAAAAAGATACCGAAGAGAAATTAAAAGGACTTACGGAAGATGTATCAGATACCTTATATGGTTCTTTAGGAACTATGGGTGAAATGATAAAAGCTGGTACGTTAATAGGTGCTGGTATTGTAATAGCTCAAAAAGCAGCTGAATTTCTTGGTAACGTAATATCCAACACAGTTGGACTCGCAAAAGAATTATACATCAACATGGGTACATCAGCCGATGAAGCTGGTAGATTAGGTGCTCAAACTTTAGCCGCATCATTTAGTATAGAAGGATTACTATATGGTACAGAGGGATTAGCAACAGCTGCAAAAGATGCAGGTGAGTACTTTGGTACTACAAAAAACATCACAGGCGATATGCAGAAAAACGTAGCTGCATTAACGGCACTAACTGGTGACGCTGCTAGTTCTGTTAAATTAAATCAGATATTTGCAGACGCTAATGGTAATGCTAAAGAGATGACCAGCGAAATAAAAGCTATTGCTTATGGAGCTGGTGTAAATGCTAACGTCTTATTCAAAGAAATGGCAGATAGTGCTGGTATGTTAGTTGGAGCTTCAAAAGAAGAATTAATTAACTTAGCTAAAAAAACAGCCGCATTAAAACAACAAGGTGTTTCCATGAAGATGATGGAACAAATGTCAGATAATATGGTAAACCTTGAAACTCAAGCCAGAGCTCAAATGAAATTACGAGCTATGGGTATGGGTGAATATACAGCATCCGCTGCTATGGCTCAAGACGCTGCCTTCGAAATGAAGTTTGGTGATGAAGCTAAAGGTATGGAAATGATGACAGCTGCTATGAAGGAAGCTAACCTTAGTAGTGAAAAGTTCCATGATATGAGTAGAGCTGGTAGAGATGCTCTAGCTGCCACATAT